TTCTATTATATAATGCGTATAAATATGACTATAGTGAGATAGCCCAGTATCTTGCTTTAGCTTCGCTGCGTCCACGTTCGGACTATTTAGCAACTGGGAAAACAACACTGGACTCAATACTTTGTACTGTAGCTCCAGAATTATTTAAAGAAAACAGACTACTTACGACAAAGAATAATCAAATATATTTTTTGTACGAAGAAGTTACTAAGGAGAATATACACTAATGGCATTGTCATTTAATAAATCAGTAGGTGGCGCTAAAAAGTCATCAATCACTTCTTACTCATATCGTGACGGAGATAATGAAGTCCGTCTTGTAGGCGATGTACTTGCACGGTACGTATACTGGCTAGAAGGTAAGAACGGCAAGAATATTCCTTTCGAGTGTTTATCATTCGACAGAAATGAAGAAAGATTCAACAACCTTGAGAAAGACTGGGTTCGTGAGTACTATCCCGATCTCAAGTGTGGCTGGAGCTACGCAATGCAGTGTCTTGATGGTGGTGAAGTAAAAATCATTAACCTCAAAAAGAAGCTCTTTGAAGCTATCTTAACTGCGGCAGAGGATCTTGGAGATCCGACTGATCCCGAAAACGGCTGGGATGTAAAGTTCAAGCGAGTAAAGACTGGCCCTCTTCCTTACAATGTAGAGTATCAGTTACAAGTACTCAAGTGCAAGCAACGACCTCTCGGAGAAGCTGAGATGGAAGCAATTGCTGATCTGAAGTCTATGGATGACGTAATGCCTCGTCCTACTCCAGATGCACAAAAAGCACTTCTTGATGAGATTCGAGAAGATGCTGCAGGCGATATCGACGAAACTTTAGAAGATGAATTCAACGTATCATGATCCTATTTACGGCAGACTGGCATATAAAGCTAGGTCAAAAGAATGTACCAAGAGAGTGGGCACTCAATAGATATAAATTATTTTTTGAGCAGGTTCACTCTCTCGAAAAACAGTGTACCTCTCATATCATTGGAGGTGACCTCTTTGATCGTCTGCCAAACATGGAGGAGTTGGAGTTATACTTCTCTTTTATTAGAGAAGTAAGTATTCCAACTATTATTTATGACGGAAATCATGAAGCTACAAAGAAGAATAAAACATTCTTCTCTCAGCTAAAACAAGTTTCAAGGGATATCAATCCTCTGGTGCATGTTGTAGATATTTCTTATATAGACCCTGGGTTAGGGTATGGAATATTACCTTACGCAGATCTACATCGAAAAGAGAGTATTGAGAAGTTTGATACAAAAAAACCTCTCTTTACTCACGTTCGAGGAGAAATACCTCCGCATGTAAAACCAGAGGTAAACCTTGATCGGTTTGAAGATTTTCCTGTAGTATTCGCAGGAGATCTACATGCACATAGCAATACTCAAAGAAATATTGTATACCCTGGTAGTCCTATGACAACTTCGTTTCACAGAAATGAGGTCAAGACAGGCTACCTTTTTATAAATCCATCTGATTGGTCATGGATGTGGGATGCGTTTGAACTGCCACAACTTATACGGAAAACCGTAGCAAGTACAGAAGAAATGGTTTCTACAGACTACCATCATACAATTTATGAGATAGAAGGTGATATACAAGAGTTGGCAAATGTAAAGAATAGTGAACTATTAGATAAGAAAGTAGTAAAACGTAGTAGTGAAGCTACGCTTCTTATGACTAAAGAGATGACTATTCAAGAAGAGCTAATAGAGTATTTAACATATATTCTAGAGATACCAGAGACTAGAATACCTAAAATAGTAGGAATATTTAATGATTACGCTACAAAGATTGAGATGGAGTAATTGTTTTAGCTATGGCGCAGATAATGAGTTGGATCTTAGTAGTAATACTGTAACTCAGCTTGTTGGTACTAACGGTATGGGCAAATCGTCCATACCGTTAATTATCGAAGAGGCGTTATATAACAAAAACTCAAAAGGTATTAAGAAAGCAGATATACCAAATAGATATGTAAACTCTGGTTACAATATTCAACTAGAATTTACAAAAGACGACAAAAGATATGAAGTTGTCATTGATAGAAAATCTAGTATAAAACTGAAACTACTAGAAAATGGAGAAGATATTAGTTCACATACAGCAACTAATACATATAAAACTCTACAAGAGATTATTGGTATTGACTTTAAAACTTTTTCACAGTTAGTCTACCAAAATACAAATAGTAGCTTGCAGTTCTTAACTGCAACAGATACAAATAGAAAAAAGTTTTTAATAGACTTATTACAATTAGAGCACTATATCGCATTTTTTGAGTTATTTAAAGAAGAGGCTAGAAAGACTGCTGTCAATCTAGGAAGGATAGAAGCAAAGACCGCCACCATAGAAAAATGGTTGACAGATAACAAATTGAGTGATACGAATATACTTCCTCTGTCTGAAATTTCAATTGAGACGGAAGATGATGAGAAAGAACTCGCCACTCTTACGATGGAAATTGAAAATATTTCTGTAAAAAATAAAAAAATTTCTCAGAATAATACTTATAAAAATATGTTAAGTAAGATAGATATTGATGCTGCAAGAAACTGCAATATTAATAGTATAGAATCTTATGATGATCTTCAAGGAGAAGTAGGTAGTTTATCACAATCCGTAGCGGGGTCAAAACGACTTTTAGATAAGTTAAGTAAATTAGGAGATAAGTGTCCTACTTGTGAACAAGACGTAGACCCTGATTTTATTACATCTCTACTTTCTCTAGAGACGAGTAAAATCATGGAAGCAAAGGAAAAACAGAATGAACTTGAACGAAGAATATCAGAAATTAAACAAAACAATGCAAGATTTCGAGATTCTGAAAAAACTCAAAAAGATTGGGAAGATTTGTTTAGAAGTATTGACATGTCTCTACCGACATCTCCGTTGGATCCTGTGGAGCTTGAGAATAGGGCTCGTGGAATTTCGGAGAGAATATCGGATGCAAAGAGACGGCTCGTACAGATTGCACGAGAAAATGAGCAAATCACTAAAAGAAACACAAGAATCCAAGTAATACTTGAACAAACAGAAGAGTTTCAAAGAGAACTTTTTGAACAACAAGAGCTTCTCGACATTGAAACAGAGGACTCAAGTAACTTGGAAGTATTAAAAAAAGCATTTAGTACAAACGGACTTCTTGCATACAAAATCGAAAACTTAGTAAAAGAATTAGAAGAACTCACTAATAATTATTTAGCAGAGCTTTCTGATGGTCGTTTTACACTTGAGTTCGTAGTGTCAAACGATAAATTAAATGTACAAATAACGGACAATGGTAACATAGTAGATATTCTAGCCCTCTCATCAGGAGAGTTAGCAAGAGTAAATACTGCTACACTTATCGCCATTCGTAAATTGATGAGTAGCATATCTAAGTCAAGAATTAACATTCTATTCTTAGATGAAGTCATCAATGTGTTAGACGAAGCAGGGCGAGAAAAACTTGTAGAAGTATTGCTGGGAGAAGATCTGAATACATATGTTGTAAGTCATGGATGGACACATCCTCTACTAGATAAAGTAGAAGTTGTTAAGTCAGGAAATATCAGTAAATTGGAGCACTAATGACAAAAGCAAAAAATATTATAGCAGAGGCAATGGCTTCATATCTTCTAGGAAAAGTTCAGTACCATAAAGCAAATGTTCGATTGTATTTAGAGCATCCTGCTGGTATTGGAGAGCACCCAGATATTATGGGAGCAATTGAAGAAGAGCTTGCAAAAGCGGCGGAGTTTGATGAAAAACTAAAACTGCTTGAGGAGATTTGTAGAGAGCATGGTTGATAGTAGAGCTAAAGGCGCTAGAGGCGAATATTTAGTTCGAGATATGCTAAGAGAAGCTACAAATCTCCAGTTTGAAAGAGTGCCAAGTTCTGGCGCTCTTGAGTATTTAAAAGGAGACTTATATGTTCCTCATGCAAAGAATCACTTCTGCATAGAAGTAAAGAACTATGAGAATTCTCCTCTATCGGATAAAATTTTTACAGCACCGAAAACAAACAATCTAATAAAGTGGTGGACTAAATTAGTACGACAAGCAGAGCAAGGAAACCAAGAGCCTCTGTTGTTTTTTAAATATAATAGGTCTCCTGTTTTTGTCTGTGTGGGCGAACCCCCAGAATCAACAGATCACTACATATTTATTAGTTTTTTAGGTTGTTTTGTATTACTAGCTGAAGAGTGGTTAAATAAAGAGAAAGTGGAGTTTATAAGTGGCATTTAATTTTACAGACAAGTTAATAAACGACGGAAACTGCACTTTAATAGTAGATGCTCTAAACCTTGCGTTTAGATGGAAGCATCAAGGCCGTACAGATTTTCGATATGACTATCAAAATACGGTAAAAAGTTTGGCAAAATCTTATGACTGTAAACGAATCATCATTACTGCAGATTGGGGGTCATCTACGTATAGGAAAACGATCGCCCCTGATTATAAACAAAATAGAAAAGATAAATTTGCTGAACAATCAGAAGAAGAGAGAATCGCATTCGAAGAATTCTTTGAGGAGTTCGAAGAAAGCCTTGACCTTCTTAGAGAAGAATACCCAATTCTTAGATATAAGGGTGTAGAAGCTGACGATATTGCAGCACACTTAGTAAAGTGTAGACAAGAGTATGATTTAGACTATATTTGGCTTATATCGAGTGATAGAGATTGGGATTTACTTATACAAGAAAACGTAGGCCGCTTCTCCTACGTAACAAGAAAGGAAGTACGGTTGGATAACTGGAAGGAACATTATGAAGTGTCTCCAGAACAGTATATTTCACTTAAATGTCTTACTGGAGACAAAGGTGATAATGTTCCTGGTATTCCAGGCATTGGCCCGAAGAGAGCGGTACAGCTTATAAGAGATTACGGCGATGCAATGGATATTTACAATTCTACTCCTATTGAGAGTAGATACAAATATATACAAGCATTGAATGAAAATGCAGAACAACTGCTCGTAAATTATGAGCTAATGGATCTAATGACGTATTGTGATGATGCGATTGGTCAAGACAATATTGAAGATATTGGAAGAGTATTAGATGAATATAAAAATTGATTTTAAAAGAGACCGCTATCTCTCAGAATTTAGCAAAAAAACCCTGCAAGACAGGTATTTAGTAAATGGGGAGC